ACGCCTGTATGTTTAGAAACTTGTGACAAATTACCATGATTTCTGTAAAATTTTAACATAAGTATTAGCCCGTCATATATTTCACTCATCTTTTCTCTCCGGTGTTACCGATGTGCTGGATTGAGCTTTGGCTATGGCAGCTCCAAGGCCACAATCACAAATTACTGGGCACTTGAACTTTTTCTCACCCAATTCAATTATTTCGGGAATATTGCATCGTTCAATCACAGCCAGACCACAATCGTATTTATGAAGCCCGTATTTTTCCAACGCTGCCAGCAAATCGGCATTGATGGCTTCCAAAGTGTCGAGACGGTCTTTTACCGTCTGAAATTTCTCATTACCACAATTAGGACAACAAACTCCGCTCTCTGAGCCAAGTGTATCGTAATCATCGGCATCAAAAAAAACATTCCCACAAGGGCAAATATAGGTATTCTTTATGGTTCTTGTGTCGTACTCCCCTGCTATTGGTTGCTGCTTCAAGAGGGCTTCGATATGTTTTATAACAATATCCTTGTGGGGTTCTAATGTATCCCAATAATGGTCTTTTGCTTTTTCCAGCAACTCTATTGCTTTCTCATTCATTGCCTTACCTCCGGCTCTACTGATGTGCTGGATTGATACTTGGCTATGGCAGCTTCAATCTTTTCTGCTCTATCTTCACAAGACCGCAGAAATGCACATAAACCATTAAACTTTGCCTTATAAATTGCCATAGATGGTTTTTCTGAACACTCTTCAGCAAAATCAGCATAAACAGAGATAATATTTGGTGCGGGAAATGTTTCACACGCTGTCAGCAATTCAGCATTGATGGCTTCGGCTTGGTTCAAGAGGATAAGGGCATCTTCCACAAACACCATCATTTCATCAGCAGCCAGCTTTATGGTATGCTCTGAATAGTCAGGGGATATTCTGCTTTTGATTTCCAGAACCTTTTCCAACAACTCTATTGCTTTCTCATTCATTTTCTTACCTTAATAAAAAAGGCCGTAGGGAGTTGGTATGCCGACAAGCACACAGAGAACTCCCCTTGGCCAAATTTTTGGGATTTTTGTTTTTCGATTTGAGAGTCTTGTCTTTTGTCGGCATACCATTAACTCCAATTGTATTCTCTTTACTATTCCATTATCGGCATTATAACCGATGGACTTTAATTTGTCAACATAAATCTTTCCATTTTGTTAAAATATTTTCAGAATGTCGGTTTTTGGTCTGAAAACCAAAGAAAAAAGCCCCGATATTTCTACCGAGGCTTCGGAGGAGGATTGATGAAAAGTTCTATGCTTCTTTTGTAGTTGTATCCGTCAAGTGCCTGAACTCTCTGATTACGGTTTCGATATTCGCTCCCTGCTTGTAGAGTTCTTCTATTCTTGGCTTTATCTTTTCCCAAGTTTCGGGGTATTTCATTTTGACCTCATCAAGAACCATAGTCAAAATTTCGCCGCCACGATAGAAGTCGTCTTTGTCGGCCTCGACAGTTGTTAGCTTGCCCTTCATTTTAAGCCACAAGGCCAAAGCACCCCCACCTGCCGTTGCTATTGGCACAAATGCTGGAAATAAGGCGGAAAGGGCAGTTAATATGCCTACGACATTCTCAGCCTTATCCTCTACGACCTGCGCCACGTTAGGGTCGATGTAATGCTGGGTCTCTCCTGTCTCTGGATTGTACGAGGACAGGCAACCACCCATAAACAAAACCAGTACAATTAGTAACCACTTCATTGCGAACTCCTTTCTGCTAATTTAATGTTTATATCATCAATACTTCCGTCCATTTTATCTACAGCCACAGTTAGCCTCTCTACGGATTCGGTTAGATTGTGGATGTGGTTATATGTAACGCCCGTATTGAACACTACTGTTAATACCGCTAAGGCTATTAGTATCCATTTTGCATATCCATTTAGTTTTTTACTCATTTTTCACTTGACTTCCTGTGTTAAGTTGGGTAAATTATGATTATGTTAGTCCTAAAAGTTATCAGTACATTAGTTTTTGTCCTTGTCGCCTTCTATGTCATTGAACATATACCACCACGCAAAGATTGACTATCTTACTCTGTGCGGTTTCTTCTTTTCTGCCTCGATTTTTATATCAACTGATTCTCCGGCGAATACATATTGTAGTTTCTGCACAAGGTCACGCTTCATTTTATAAGCATCGCCACGTCTCTTATATTCTTTGTCGATAGCCTCGTAGATGGTTCTCAAGGCCGACCTATCAAGATTCTTGCCCCCTGTTGTTGCTTCAATACCCCTGAGCGTCCAATCGTAGAACGGTATAAATGTATCCGACATTCTTGGCAAGATTGTCGTTAGGGCATAGAGGGCTTTCTTATCGCCGCCAAGAGCCTTGATAGTATAGTTATAAGTCTCATTTACATCCTCGGTTATACCGAGCATCAATCCGCCAAGTTGGAAATTCAAGATATTAAGAGGATTGTATGGATTTCGCTTTCGACCAGTTATTATACAATAAAGTTCACCCGTAAGAATGCCACCAACTATAACTGCCGTAAGAACTTTAGCCGCCCTCATAACTTCCTGTGGGTCTGCACTGGTCAGTTTCTTTGTCTGATGTGCAAGTTTCTCTGCATAAGCTCTTGGGAACAACATAAGGTTTCCAAAGACCCTGCCGAGCGGCCCCATCTCTGCCGGTGAACGCTGCGCCCTCTCATACAGGAAATGTATATCATCGACGTGAACCCTTGAAACATATCTTGCCATTGCCTCTTTGCCATCTTTAGCAAGAATCCCCAAAGCCCTTACTTGTTCAAGCTCTGACATATCACTGAACTTGGCTTCTTTCATCATCTCACTAACATCTTTATTTTCGAGCGCTCGTTTGACTTGGTTTATCTTTGCCCAGAATCCCCATTGTCTGTTCTTAACATCCGACCAGGCATAAATCTTTATCTTTTGCAGCATCTTCATAAGAGTTTTTGTGCCTGGCAAAGACCTCTCATTGACCATAAAGTATTCTTCCAGCATCGACCTCAACTGTTGGACGTAGGTTTCCATATACTCCGTTTCTTCTTTGGTCAGATTTTCGTTGCGTGGGTCAAACAGAATACTCTTATCGTGTTCAAAGGCAGCGTTCTGGAATGTGTTTCTGAAAGCCAAGACCGGCTGTGCCATAATGATAATCTGCGAAGCCTGTGCATATATCCTCGCCATTACGTTTCCAAACCATTCACCCTGAATGTTGTATCGCTTGAGATTTCTCAAGAATAGCTCAATAGATTCTTTGACCTTGGCTGGATTACTGAAACTATCCATATTATCATCATAGAGTCTCACAAGAGCATTTATCTTAGGCGACAGGTTATAGAGCATATCCATCTGTTTCATATAGGCGTTGAGACGTTGCAGGATGTTCCGTTCCTGCTCGTGGTATTCAATGTCAGTTCTTATCTTAATATGAGATTTGCCTACCGTTTTTGGGCCAGTGTTATATAGATGTATCTTCCAGATAAAAGTTTCCAGAGGTTCATAACCGGACTTGACAACTCCCCACTTCTGGGTTTTGAGATACTCTATCAAGGCTTCTTTGCCTTGACTGTCATAGACGTCCTCGGCCTTGTGGATTTCCTTTTTGTACTGGTCGTACTCGGCAATACCTTCACCGTAGTTGTACCAGTTAAAGAACTTGCCTACCCTTGCCTTTATTTCGTATTCTTTGGCTATTTTCTGAATTTCCTGTGCCAGTTTCTTCTCTGCATCGGTAACTTTGGGTATTGCTGGCTTGTCCTTCAGGTCGCTCTGTGAGGCTATGTACGCCGCTACAGTGGCCAAACTGCCCTCATTGCTTGCAATATCCCTAAAGTCAGGCACATCGTTCTCCATAGCCAATATACGGGCGTGGCGGGTCTTGTGCATCTCAAGGTTGGTATCCAGTAAGTCCATATACATAGAGAATATAGGTGCGCCGGTCTTTATCTCTGACTGTTGGGCGTAGTATCTCATACTCTCCGTGCGCCACGGGTCACGCTTGGACTTGTCGGCTATCTCGCTTTGAAGTCGTGCTACCTCTGCGGCTATTTCAGGGTTCTTGGCAATGGCATTCTTATAAGGCTGTACGGCTCTGGCTATTTCAGACGCATCGTGCATCCTATTAATGATTTCCTTGCCTTCCTGCTCAGTAATGAATTTCTCCCCACTGATATACCTCGGTTCTTTGTGGCCTATCTTTTCACCTTTCTTGCCGAATGTCGGTATTACTCTATTGAGTATCTCATCGAATTTCCCCTGTGATAGATGTTCTCTTTTAATGAGATTGTCTTTAAGGTTCTGGATTTTCTTTTCGGTCTTTTGTGTGATGACCTTTTTGTGTCCTATCTGTTTGGGTCGTTTCTTTTCAACCGCCCGAAGAAGTGTCTTTAACTGGTCGGTTGTGATTTTGGTCTTGGAGATTTTGCCTGTTAGAGTACGATAACCAGTATGTTTTAATTTCAGGTCTGATAAGGCTTTTTTAGTGAGCCCTTTCTTGGCTGCGATGGCGCCTATTCGCTGTCGGAGCTTGGTATTTAGGTCTTCTACTTTCTGCTCAATTCCTGTTATTCTTTCCTCTACTTTCGCTGGCTCTGCCTTAGTTGGCTGGGCTCGAATTGTATCAATATAATCTGCTACTGCTGCGTTAATAGCTTCTGTGCTGTACGGAATAAGATTTAAGTGTTCCTGTTTGCTTAGTGGTACAGGAGTATCTCTCCAAAGGACAGACTTTGTACCATTATCTACATTAGCAAAGATACCTTCTATTTGAACACCAGATAACGGACGCAAGGTACTTATGTAAGCATACTTTTTACCTTCTCGCAAAGGTTTAACATTTTCGTTTGATAAAGCCTCCCCATACCAACTCATTGCTTTCTCTGCTCGGCTAAAACGCCTGAATACTGGGTGGTTAATCTTATCAAAATTCTCTTCTAATGCTGCTTGTAATGTGTCATATTCATCGTGACCTGCTGGTTTACCTTCTTTAGTAAAATAAGTTACCTGTATTTTGCCTTTAACTCTCGCCGAAGGGTGTACGATTGATTCATCCGTCAATCTAATTGGTTTCGATTTTTTTACTTTCGCTGGCTCTGCCTTAGATACGGGCTGGGCTAAGAACTTTTCTACTTCAACGCTTGTCATTTTGCTTGTATCATGGAATTGCCCTTTTACCACCCATCCATCAACAAAACCTTCTTCGAGCATACTTTTAACTGGGTCTATTTTTCCTTCTTCTTTAAGTTTATGGACTATCTCTCCGTGATTCTCGCCTGTAATTACACTACCATCTCTTAATCGAACGGCTGGAATTGGTTTAGCTGGCTCTGCCTTAGCCTCTGGCTTGGCTTCAGCCATTGCCGTCTCTTGGATTTCAGCCAATTCCCTTTCCATTTCGGCTACATCGGCCTCGAAACGGGCAGTATCCAGCTCCTCGATGATTTCGGCCTTGTGTTCCTCACTCAAAGGCGATTTCTCAACGGCCTCCTGTATCTGGTCTATACGTAAAGTCTTTTGTTCTTTGGCTATTAGTGTACCTGTGGCTGCGCCAACAGCAGAAAAACCACCTGCCATAGCAAGTTCCATCGGCCCACCTATTGCCATAGATTCGGCCACATTATCCATCCATTGTTGAGACCTATCGGTAAAGACCCAATTCCAGAAATTGCGATTAAACTCCTGCGTACCTTCCTCTGCCGTACCCCTAAAGTACACCTTGACGCCTTCCCAGAGCATCTTCGGCAGACCTTCAGAAACGTACTTTTTGAAGTTCTTCATCAAGCCGAGCTTGCGGCTCAATGTCCATTGCTCAATAATCGCTTCACCCATTCCCGTAAACATTGATTGAGCAAGTGCTGGAAGTTCTTCTGTGCCTGTCGCTCTAACATCTGGATAGACCTCGAAAGATAACGGTATGCCCATAGCAATAATACCACCGGCAGGGCCACCAATAAGAGTTCCGGCAGTACCTTCGAGAACCATTCCCATAGATTCCACTAAGGATTGTACGAAAAGCTCCGGCCTTGCCGCATATTCCCTCAGAGTTCCCACAAAGCCTGCGCCGGGCAGTATATCTACCATTTCAGCCTTATTTTCTCGATAGTATTCGCCGATAGCCGCATACATCGTATCTGACCAATCGGCAAGAGTCTTATCCATCTTCTTTAAGTAGTCGGGTTTGTCCCTTTTTAGTAAAGTTTTCCACTGCCAGTCCCTCACCTTGCCGCCAAGCTCAGCCTCCATCTTCGCTGCGCCTACCGGCACTTGCAAAAGTCTCACACCGAGGTTCTTCAGGCCATGCTCAATAGAGGCCATATACTTCTTTCGGCCTTGATAATAATCTTTGTAGTCTCTTGTCGCCTTCATAACGTCTATGGGTTTCTTGAAGGCTATTTTGTTAAGCTCATCAACGAGATTGTAGGTAACTTCCGGCAATTCATTGAAAATGATAGAATAGTAAAGACTGTTTTCCATTCTGGCCTTTGTCTCATCCGGCTTTTCTGTCATTCCCACCACACGGCCAATTCTGTACTTGACATCGAGAGGTGCTAAGTCGCTCAATTCGTATTTGTTATTACCGAGAAGCTGGTCTAACTGCTTATCGTATTCCCAAGCGCCGGGCAGTTTCTCTCTGGGCAAGAATACTGTTCCGTAGTCTTTGGGCGCACGCCTTTCCTTTTCGGCAAGAAGTCCTCTGCGTCTTTTTTCGGTTTCAAGTTGTTCTTTCGTATATGGCATTATTTCAATCTCATAAGTTCTGCATCAAGTTCTTCGTCCGTCATTTCAGATACGTCTTTGACTGTTCCTGTCTTCGCTTTCTTTTTAGCAAGCGCTGCTTCTTCGGTAGTGCCAAAATGTCTCCAGAACGGCGTACTCTCTTTTGGCCTCAGCGCTTTTCCTAATCTTTCAAACCAACTCAAGGCAATTGGATGAAGCATATTGTCATAAAACTCCGCTGTCTGTTTCGATGTAGCATTAGGATTAGCCTTAAAGAATTGAATTAACTGTTCCATCTTAGAATCGTAATCAGAAACAGTTTCAATATTCTTATTCTTATACAAATCATCAAGATGTTTGAGGTATATTTGCGCTCTCGGCGTCTTTAATGGGTCAACCTTGGATTCTTGTATTTTGACTAATTCCTTATAATCATCTGTTGTAATTCCCTTGCCGACAGTATCGCCTATCTCCTGTTCTGTTATTCCTTTCGGGTCTGCCGTTACCCGCCTAAGCAAAGGCCAATATACTTCGGGGTCTGTCGTTGCGGTCGCTATCTCTTCCTGACGTTTCCTGCGGGCTATCAAGTCATTACGTTGTGCGCTGGTAAGATTGGGGGCATTATTCAGGAATTGCAGGGACTCCTTAATAGGCATTGGCGAGGCTTTTTGCCAGTATGAATCTATCAGATTAAGCTCAGCACCGGAAGCTGCAAGTTTCTTGGTTTGAGTTATCACACGTACCCCATCAGACCTATCTATCATCCCCTCGCCAACACCCTGAGCGACATACTTGGAGAAATCGCCATATAAACCCGACTGTTCGATACCAGCCTGCCTCTCGTACAGTTCTGCCAGCCAGTTATCTTTGACCCTTGCTTTTGTAGATTTAGTTACACCGTCCTGCCATCGAGGTTCACGGTCGTTTCTAAACATCTGAAAATTAGCAGCGGCCATCTTGTTAGTCAAAACAGATGATGTGGATTTTGTTATATCCTCTAAGGCTTTGTCGTATTCCTTCTGATAACTTTCAGGGTCTAAGTTGCCCTCAAAAGACAAGCTGAGTGCGTTCATTCTTTCAGTAGCTATTCTCTCGGCCTGACTTAGTTGTGTGGCAGCCTGAATGTTGTAATACTTCTCTCCGAGTCCGAATATCGCACCGCCCAGAGCCGATACAGCCTGCGCTATTTGTTGGCCGCCAGTTCTAACGTCAAGGTCTGCCCGTACCTGCGTTGACCTGCCAGGCAAACTTCCTCTTGCTCTCTGTATATTGAATTTTCCCATTAGCCTATCTGTCCTTGGAATTGTTTCCACATTTTCTTATTTGTAGGTTTGAATGTTTTGCCGCCCATTCCCGCCGCTCCGAATCCTGTGAGTAATGTTGCCCCTGCGCCAATATAAGATGCCTGCTTTGCTGATTCTCCTCGTTGTTTTGCTAATTGGCCGGTCGCTCTGTCTATTTCGGCCTGAGATTCGGCTCGTTGCGCTGCTGTTTCAGCCTCGTATCCTATTAAGAATCTTTCAAGCTCAAGCTCCGCTTCCTGCTCCTCTTCCAAAAGGCCACTACCATAAGCACCTTGCCCTGCTATCTTCGTTCCCAAGGTACTCTGTATTCGGGCAGACTCCTTTGCGTGTTGTATCTGGTCGAATTTAGCTTTTGCTCTTGTAGCTTTGGCCTCTTTCTCCATAACTGCGGCGTTGTAGCTGGCTATGTTCTGGGCTGACTTGGCCTCAGATTGAGCTACACGACCGCCCTGTATCTGGCCGGCTGCCATTACACCAGTTCCTACCAACAATAATGTTACGGGGTCAGCCATTATCATTTCCGGTGCATACAAACAGCGATATACAAAATAAGCCAAACCGCTTAACTGTAAAAATATCCTGAATATCTTCATTCTGTTATCCTTGCGTATAACCAGACATCACATCCATCTGGACAATATTTTTTCATAAGACCTTCAAGTTTGAATCCTATCGCTTCAACCATTTTACGTGCCTTCGGAAAGTCCACTCTTACGGTGCATTGCGCCCGTCTCAATTTGTGCTTTTCTATTATGTCGTCAACCTTATCCTTTATGGCCTGAAATGCCATTATTCCAAAGACACCTTCCCTCTTGCAATCGGCGGTAAGCATTAGCCAGAACTCGCCTACGCCGTCCCAGAGAACAATCGCACCGCCGACACCAACTATCTTGTCCTCGAATATCGCTGTAAAAGCAGGGGGCGTGGGTATCATTTTAGGATAGTTCTTAACCGCACCCTCTAAGGGGTTCTCTCGAACATACTCAAGATCGCCGTCCTGTAAATCTCGTATTGTTATCATCTTCCTGTTTTGTCCACTCTTGGTATTATTGCCCTGATTACACAAGGCATAGGGCCGTTATCTGAAATCACAAAATCATCTTCAACTCCAAAACCGCCATCGGGGTCTGCTATTGCATCACCTGTGAAAAGAGTAGTGCCAAGTGAAGGATTAAAGTCGTGAAGATTGTCCGTGTCCTCTCCGTACTTAGCACCTAAAGTCTTATAGAAACTGACCACAACCTCGGCAAATCTTTTTATACTTCCTTTTGTCGTACCGCCTTGAGTAACTATATCAAATCTCATAGGTTTGTAGATATACCTGTATTTCAATCCGAATTGTGCCTGATTGACGAAGTTATGTGCGTGTGGGTCTTCGGATGTAATATTTATAATTCCGTCTGAATCTACGACCTCGTCATCAAAGACTGTCGAAACGCCGTCAACGTCTGTCCCTAATATCGTTACCGTCTCTCCTATTAGATGACTTAGAGTAAACTCATTCTCGACCTGTTGTGCCGTACCACCTGATTCGTAGGGCGTATAACCGGAACCCGCTACCTCTGAAGGCGTAGGAGATGGAGTAGCCGATGGGCTGGCGCTCGGACTGATAGATGCGCTCGGACTCTTTGAGGCTGACGGAGATTTTGATGCCGAGGGACTTATCGACAACGAACCGGATGGACTGACAGACGATGACGCCGAAGATGAGGGGCTAATGCTGGCGCTCGGAGAAATTGATAGACTCGCCGATGCGGATGGTGATATAGACGGTGAAACCGATGGGCTAATAGATGGTGAAACGGAGGCCGACGGGCTAATTGAAGGACTACGGCTGGCACTTGGAGAAATGGAAGGTGATACCGAAGCCGACGGTGAAACAGACGGTGAAACAGACAGCGAAATTGAAGCTGACGGCGATATACTGGCTGATGGACTTAGCGAAGCCGTCAAACTCGGTGAAGCCGATGGGCTAATCGAGGCCGATGGGCTGGCAGAAGCGCTCGGACTTATTGATGCTGACGGACTGATGGACGGAGATACGCTTGCACTCGGTGACTTAGAGGCACTTGGCGCACCTGCAATTACAATACCAATTGTTATAGCTACCCATTGTTCAGAAGCCGTTAATGCAAATGCCGCCGTTCCTGTCGCTCCTGCTGTTACTTGGTTTGTAGTTTGATAAGCAGCGCCGCCGGAAGGCCCAGAAGCATCTCCGCTATAATCTACCGTAATTACAGTTGTTCCAGAAGGTTCACCATCATCCACTGTTATATCATCATCATCCGCACCGAATATTCTTAGAATTAAAGCGCCATCTTTTGTGGTTGTAACCGAAGGACAGGTTGGTGTAGCAGAAGTCCCAGATGTTTGACCACTTATATTTATCGGCAAAGTGGGATGAGCGCCGGTAATTCTTAATATAAAACCATAAGCTCGTTTTTCTCCTGTCCATGTAAAATTATAGGAAGCAGGTTCACTTGCACCTGCAATTTTATAAAAAACCCAAGCACTTATAGTTGAAAAACCAAATTGTATATATGTCCAACCAGTTGAAACAATATCAATTGGGGCACCTCCTACAACAACAAAGGCGACCATCAAATCATTTTCAACAACACCCGTTGGTTTGTTTATCGTTAAAGATTCAACGATTGTTGCTGCTTTTGCTTCTGCGAAACTTGAATATGCTACTGCCATTAGCCTATTTCCTCGCTAAATTGTTTCCACTTCTTGTCTTTTTCCTTTTGCTGGTAGTATTCCTGCAAAGACAATTCAGCGGCTATTTCCTTTGTCGTCATATCAGTTTTATAATGCTTCTTAATAATCGGAGCTAAAGCCAACCATTTCTGCTTGTTATCAACAGGTTTTGGTCTTGGCTTAACCGCCTGTTCAGTATGTCCGGCTATAAGAAAACCCATAATCAATATCCATTTCATGCGCTTGGACTGACCTCTCTGAACGTCAGTAACTCAAATGTATCCACCGTCAAAACATTTACGGTATAAACATTACCATTCACTTCCGTCATTCCGACCACTCCTGCTATGTAAACTTGTTCTCCATCATTAAATCCGTGACCGACGGCAGTAACGACCGGAGGGTCGGCGGCTGTAATGTTTGTTATGGTCACGGCTGCGCCACCGTCCCATTGACCACCACAATCCACAAACCACGCATCTTCTAAATCAACGTCAACCCTCGGCTGTAACTGCTCGACTGTCCTTGCAGTCGAACCGTTTATTGTTCTGGAAACGGTCAGCCAGACCTCATCCTCGTCTGTGCCTGGAATCACAGATACAGACTCTACAACAACGTCAGTTCCGCCTATGATATGATTCGCCCACGCTATTACATCCTGCTCCCTCTCGTATGACATTGAGATTAACTTGCCATCATCCAGAACAAACCAGACAATATCATCAGGGTTTTTTTGGTGTGCCATACAGGTAATGCCCGTCAGTGTGATATGCTCTGCCAGCGCTGTAAGGTCGGGCGTTACAAACTTCTGCTTGTAATCACTAAAAGTCAATTCCCTTAGTTTTCTACCAGGGGAATCAACGAAAAGAATTGTATCGCCAACCTGTACCGGCTGTATCTTGGCCGAACCTCTGGCGGTCTGGGGTCTTGCATTGAAATTGGTGGGAGTTATCTCCTCATCATTCGCCGTTGCTCTTATCCGCCATTCACCGCCCCTCGTACCTACGATAAGAGCCTCAATAGACGACATCCATCTGATACCGTTTCTTTTGTCCGATGATAATGTACGCCAGAATGAATCACCGTCTTTAGTGCCTTCCTCAAAATCGTCAAAATCACGAGAACCACTAAACCATATAGTCTGTGGCCGATAAGTAGTACCACCGTAAACCGCCCTCTCCTCAAAGAATGTGAAGGCTGCCGGATAACCCCTGTATGCCGACCATGCGCCTTCGTTCCATCTCTTTGTAGCTTCAGTAGAAGCAAAGTCGGTTATAATCTCTGCCGTGACTTGCGTGGAACTCGTATAACCAATAACTCGACATATCCCGCTCTGCGTACTTTCATTTACGGTAATTTCAGCGTGACAAGTTCCACTTGTCCACGTGGTCACGTTCAACCTGTATTGAACATTATCCGATTCCTCGGTGTAAGTATCGTTAAGATGTAAATCATTTGCCGTTACAAATGTCCTGTAAGTTTCCCAACCTTCGCTACTCTCGTTTCGTTGAAGTTCTATAGTGCCCGTCCATTCGCCGTGAACATTCCAGGAAAATGAACCCTTAACATCTATGGGAGCGCTCATAACTCCGGTAGCTACTGCATCATCGCCCGTCTTAAAGACTAATCTTGGTTGGGTCAGTTGAAACAAAGCGCCCGGCGAAGTGGCATGAGAAGGGTCGAATACCGCCGAAGATGAAACGAGGGTTATTTCTTTATAAGTCAAGTCTACATTTGTTGTTCCCCAAGCCTCAAGTTCATATAGAATACAATCGGCGTAAGCATCAGAATTTACCCAAGTGGTCTTGGTATATAGATATATCTTTACAGCCGTAACATCTGTCCAGGGGCCGATTATATTTGATTTATTGTTAGTGGACGTACCTACCGAAGTCCATGCTCCACCCTGCTGAACAGAAACAGCTACAGTACGGGTAGAAGAACCATTGTTATACCATCCTATCCAATATTTAATCTCATCAAGTCTCGTTACCGTCTCAATAAAAGTGAATGTCATTGTGAAATACGACCATGCGCTATAGCTATTTAATCTTTCCAAGGCGTTATTGTGACCACGCCTTTTGCGGTAAGTCAAAACATTGCCATCGTTAGTAGCGGCGACCGTACCGGAAGCCGTACCGGATGCAAGAGACTCTGCAGCCACACCAGTGTTATCAGAGGAAGCATAATCCAAAAAGGATTTCCACGTATCGCTCGGAGTAATTGTTACATCATCATCTTTTGCAAGATCGTTTCTTTTCAGGAAAGGGCCGTTAGTAAAATTGATGACCGACAAATCGAAAGTATAAGCCGTTGTCCTCGTTAGTTTTCGAGGGGGATATTCGTTATGAGTAATCCAGACGACATCCGCAGACTGATGAAATTGTAATTCAAATAAATCCGATTCCTGATACGGAGTAGGAGTTTCACAGATAGGATAATCGTCAGAATCAAGGTCGGCGACTACCCAATCAGTGAAATTGCTCGCAGGGTCATCGTGGTCGCCGTCATCGTCTGAAGTATGTGCTACTAAACATCTATAAACTACAGCGGTATGAGTAACGAACTGACCCATTATATAAGCGGTAGCATCAGCCCACGCCGTAGGTGTAGTAGTCGAACCTACTAATTGAGCACCATCGTAATAGAACCTGATATATTCAGGCCCGACTTCCATCTCGTAGGCAATTGTATCCGAAAACTGAAAGTCAACCATTCTCGATACTTGAGACGAATCCTTTGTTGATGCTATATACTTTGTGCCCGGCCGTCGCTCCGAACAACCATAAATGCGGGGTATCATATTCCGCAACGTCCGGCAACTGGAAGAAAATTTCTTTAAGTCAGACCTTGCATCTATGAGGGGACTCACTTCTCCGGTATTTGATGATAACACAGGTATATTAGTTGTTGCCATTAAAAGACACTCCTTGTACTACTGGTAAGATTCCTCACTTCTGTCACTATTCCACCCACTACTTTTATGTGAGTAATCGGGCCTTCGTAATTGATACCACCGAAGAAATATGACGGACTTGCGGATGCAGATGGGGATATAGATGGTGACGCCGAAGAAGAAGGACTTATCGAAGGCGAAACTGAAGCAGACGGTGAAATTGAAGGCGAAACTGAAGCAGACGGACTAATAGAAGGACTGGCGCTCGGACTCACGGATGCCGACGGGCTAATCGAACCTGTCAAACTCGGCGAAGCCGATGGGCTGATGGATGGTGAAATTGAAGCTGAAGGCGAAATCGAAGCAGAAGGGCTAATGCTCGGACTGACTGATGGCGAAACCGATGCAGAAGGACTAACCGATGCCGAGGGACTAATGCTTGGACTCACAGACGCAGACGGTGAAATTGATGCTGACGGACTAATTGACGGACTCACCGAGGCAGATGGACTAATACTTGGTGAAGCCGATGCTGACGGGCTTATGCTCGGTGATACTGACGCAGACGGCGAGATAGACGCTGATGGGCTTATGGATGGACTGACGGAAGCCGAAGGAGAAATTGAAGCGGACGGACTGATACTTGGACTAACAGAAGCTGAAGGACTAATCGAGGCCGAAGGACTAATCGACGGTGAGACAGATGCCGAAGGACTAATGCTCGGAGAAACAGACGCCGATGGACTAACTGATGCACTCGGAGATATACTCGGACTAACGGAATCGCTCGGTGATATTGACGCAGACGGGCTAACCGATGCCCCTGTTGACACATAACCACCGAGAAGAGCAATCTCGGCAGGGTCTTTGAACATACAAAATGGCTCTCGGTAGAGTTGGGATATTTCAGAAGCAGATAAGGCACGTAAATATTCTGAAAAAATAACTGAGTCACATGCACAAGTAGAGCCAAGTGTTCTTGGCCCCATTGTATTTGTAGGTGCAGCGACTTGAGCTATTGATACAAGTTCAACACCATTTGCATATAACCGAATTGTAGCCTTGTCCCATGAAACAACAAAACAAGCTATGCTATTTCCAAAAGGCCAACCGTCCGTATAAACCTTTTTGGTTGATACTACTGTACCACCAAATTCAATTCTTATATTAAACCAATATAAAGTCCCGTCTCGATGTTCCAAAGAGAGCATTATTGTGTTATCATCGTCTCGATAACCATATATTATAGTGTCTTCACTCCATAATGCTGCTGGTTCTGTAATTTTCGCCCAATAAACCCATGTAAAACCATTACTGTAATCGTGATATGGGGTATTAATTAAAATATGATTATCACCATTATCATCTGTAGTTATCTGAGACCCCATTGAGCCAGTTGACCAAGCAGCAGTACCCATCAATGTTGCAGTAGTACCATTCCCGCTCAAATCAAAGACTTGACCGCCTGAGCCTTCAAGCATAGGCCAGAAGCCAGCATCAGGCACAAGACCACTATCGTAGTCTAATGGCCATCCCATAGGTGGTTTTTGTTGATATGGCCAACCCATTAGGCATCAGCTCCACATTCAACGACAAAAGCTATTTCGCTATTATTTATCGTAACTGTATCCTCAAGGAAAACAAACTTACCAAGATGAGTAAGTTTGCCGGTTGTTGGGTCTGTTACAGAAAGTGTAGTTTGCGCTGCCGCTTCCTGTGCTGCAAAGTCGGATTTAACAGCTACGGCAGCATATGCCAGTACGTTAACTTTTGTTATTGTTACCCATTCGTCAACAGAATCTTCTTTCCTGCCCTGAACAATAACTTCAATGCCGGTTGTGTTTGCAGTTACCGAAGATTGACATACATCAACAGCAATAATTGAGTCCCATGAAGCACTTGTATCAAAAGCCGAACTCTCGGCAACGGCTGGCGGTGTTAATGCCAACCAAGCATCCTCTTGATTAGCTGTTTTCGTAGGTGTCGTAATTGATGTTGTCCTCAATAACTTAGTTCGATAATGAACTCTACCACCATCAGGGTCGTAAGCTCCGTTATAGATTACCCTTGCTGCCTTATATACAAGTGGTATGTGAAACTGGTTGCTATATACAGACGAGTTCGTTGCATGGTCTTGGGTATAAATGTCAGAAGTTGTTTCCTTCTGGTGCATAATCCCATCTAAAATTAAAATTGTATCTACCGCTGCCATTATTTAATCTCCTTCAAGAATTCATTGAATCTGTCTTTTGTTTTACCCCATCCGGGTATCTCGTCCGCCATTAGCCAGCCCTGACAAGACTTCGGACTTCTGAACTGGTCTTGCCTGAACCTGTTGGCGGTCAGGTTATATGCGTGTCGAATATCTATATTCGGGAATTGAGACTCCCAAGAAACCGCTTTGTAGTTATCAATGCCCCTCGGAAAAGCGTGTGTGCCAGGTTCGTATCCTATCTTGTAGTCGTGACCATTGTTGCCGACCCTCTCAATTCTTTTGCGATAATGTTCTACGAGTAACTCTCGATAGGCACATAAACCTGAAGTCTGCTGGGTATAGTAATAAAGTGCCTGTCCGTCACTCTCCCGCAACTTCCAAGTGTTAGTATTGTAATAATAGACATCTTTCAAATCCGGCGTGAAATCGAAATGGGTAGGATGGTATAACATATCGTGTTCGACCAGAAAGGCAATGTCCGTATCCAGAGCCTCCAGACCGGCAAGAATCTGCTTGAACATTGTTACACGACCTCTAATGTCCGGCAGTACGATGTTCGTACCGAAATCAATGGGATACAACGAAACGGATACGATAGGGAATCCCATATTATTAAGGAGCTTGCGATTGACTTGAACTATCTGCTCGGAAGCCCTGTTATCGGTATAGTACACCAAACCTTTAGATAAATCCTGACGTGCCTGCCACGTAGGAACGGGAGCAAACTTATCTATGAGCCATTGAAACTTTCGCTTCTGCAAAGGCCACTTGTTATTTTTCCAGAGGTCACGCGAATACTGACGTGCCTTCTCCTGTTCTGAACCGTGTATCTTATAAGGAAAGCCAAACGGCCCCGTAGTACGGAACATATGGGCGAACCAAGTTTTTTTATTGACTACATGCCTGCCGCCAGACAACCAAGCCTTACAAGCGATTTCAGCGCCGACTTGTCCCCAACTGCCGTGCTTTTCATCGAGGCCGCCTAACTCTAAGAACCTCTTTCTATGTTGAAACCAGCACGCCCCCTGACCATTCATAACGTCAACTATGTCACCTTTAGCCTCCGGCCTCTCTCCATAACTGCCCCAATACTGAACCCTCAAGTCTTTATCGAGGCACATAAAATCTGTTTTTCTGCTCTTGCGAATCTTCCAGATATATTTCATCTTTAGAGGAAACTGGCAGTTCGGGCATTTGTTCTCTTTTTTGAGTCCGAATTTGTCCTGATAGAAGTTATGCCCGTTCTCGCAGACCCAATCAAAGACGTGAAGATTATACATTCGGGGAAGAACAGTCCAGTCGTACTCACAGTCGGCCATTAACTTAACGTCAAAACCTTCATCGAGCATTGAATGAGCATCCGTTTTGAGAATGTATTTAGCCCGGCTTAGATTTGCAGCTTCGTTGACGGCAGCCCTTTGGCCTATTGGTGTGGTATGGTGGATTATGGTTACGCGGGGGTCATCTTTTATCTGTGGTTCAGGCCAGTAATCCTGAATGACAGCGATAATCTCCGTGTCCGCCTTAATTGCAGACAGAATCTTCTCGATAGTTCCGGCAAGGAACATCTCATTACGTGCTGGTATTATTACTGATACATCCATTTATCATTTTCATTTTTTCCCTTTCAAGGAATCAAGTTTTGCCCCAGCCATCGGGGTTTGCCACTAACAATTTATTCTCTCTGTTCTCGATAAAATATTTCATCATAAGATTGTGCATTTTCTGTTTTGGTATTTTTAGTCGGTATCCTGATTCTTTTTTTACATCAGGAGTATAGACCGCAGGAATCAATGAACGTGAGTATATCTTATGTTTTGTCCCCCTGCGGCGAAGCCTTTCCACTAACTCCTTATCTTCAGGGCCGTAGAACTCGAATCTTTCATCGAATCCACCAGCGTCAATAAATTCCTCTTTTTGAATAACCAAAAGTGAATCCCAAGGGCCGGGTATCATCCAGACCGCTCCTGCATCTATCAAAACCCTTATCACATGAAAGAAGTATCCAGACGGCAGGTTATCCGCATTGGCCAAAACAAGATATTCTCCACTTGCGGCCAATGCTGAGAGGTTTCTTGCTTTCGCCATGTGGTAGTATTTATGTCCCGTATGCTTTACATATACTATGTTGTTACCGTCTTTGAGTTGCGGCAGGGTCTTGGCATATTCCTCCAAACCGTCATCTGAATCATAGTCCAATATAACAATCTCCACCGGCGGACTCCTCTTCGCCGCCGCAATTACCGCTACCAGCGATTGCTTCAAGTCGTCTATCCTGTTCCTAATTGGTATGCAATAACTTATTACCATAGTCCTATCTTATTAACGTCCACAAAATTACTTAATACCTTCGTTCTGGGTCTGGTTAAGAATTGATAACTATATTTATAGAGTGGATATGTTTCTTTATAATGATAATATCTTTCGTCTCTACCACAGGTATCGTGTATTATTACAAACTTTGCATAATCGGCCACTCTGCGAGCTTCTATGTTGCGCCTATTCCATTCATGGTCTATAAAGACAACGTCCCAAGGCTTTTCAATATCTATCTTGTCCCAGTCCTCTACGTAATTAACAATATGAAATTCACACACATATTGCGTGGCTATCTTGTAATAATTTATGTTACTGTCATAAGATACAAGTCTTCTCTTATCTGGAACGCACAACCAATGCAAAACCGGCGTACTGAACAATCCTGTACCACATTCCAGAACATCACCTGTAGTCTCAATTATCATCCTTATCAACAATGGTAAATGTGAGCTAAAACGAATATGTTGTTCTGGTCTCACGTTACCTCCTTGATAATTTCCATAATGGTATCAACAGCCTTGACGTGGTTGTGATGTTCCAGAACTATGTTCCTGTTCGTAATACCATCTTCGGGTTTGTATTGAGATATTAAACCCGTAAAGACTTTGGTTTTGCATTCAAGACTATAAGCCCTGCCTGAAAGATTATTCATTCGACTTCTTCGATAAGTATCTTTATTGATATAACCATCGCCACGTCTGCGGTCGAAGACTATCACAGGACGGCAACAGGCCATTGCCTCAAGTACCCCTCTGCCAAGAGATATGACTATATCCACTTCGTTTATATAGTCCTCTACGTTATATTTGGGATGTGAGGTGTAACCAAGGTGGCGGAACTCGATACCTATTATTTTACACGCTTTTTGAATAGTTTCGTATGTCCGCCACCTTTTGAAGTTACTTAAAAATAATAACCGTTTAGGTTTTTCGCTGACAGGCTTTGTGCAATGAAATCTATCGGTGTCAATGAAGTTTCGTACTATTTGTACGTTTGTAATATCGTAAGAGGCTAAATTCAATAAGACTTCTTCACTGACTGCGATGTACTTATCAATATGAATATCCACCGGCGGCTGTTCCAATTCAGGTAGTATTCCGTGCGAAGTGAATATCATCGGTGTATCAAGCCACTTGTTTCTCATCTCTCTCGCTAACGTGCTGTGTTGTGCGAGAATAACGTCCGGCCTTTCAGCCAATAACAACGATGATATGGTATTCATACGTGCCGCCAGTGCGCCACCTTCGGGACTATAAACAACAACCTTATGACCTCTTGATACGAGCTGGTTATAAAGCGTTAGCGTATAGGTAGGAACGCCTGTATAATTCAAAAGAGCTGTACTTATCAAGATGTCCATTCGTATTTTTCCCATCCTGGTACTGGCGCAAAATGGTCAATGAGCCATTTGAAGTCTCTTATTTGGCCAGGCCACCTATTGTTCATCCAGTAATCGACAATTCGTTCAGAACCTTGTTGTATTTCCTTTCGGGCCAAGTAATAGCCACGTCCGTACTGCTTGCCTTTGTGTAAATGTGCATACCAAGTCTTTTTATTGCGAATGACCCTCCCGCCAGATAACCATACCTTATTACCTAATTCCTGCGCTTCGCGTGTGAATGTGCCGCCAATCGTATCGTCCATACACCCTATCTTGAAGTAATAGTCTCTGTGCATAAACCAGCAGGAACCCTGAAAGGTCATCAGGTCGTCTATTAAAACGTCTTTGCGATTCCTTTCTTCTTCGTACCCTCGCCAGATTACTCCGCTATACCCAGGCTCCCAATACCTTCCGTCTTCGGGCTTTTTCTTTATGGGCGGGATAATGTATAGATAATTTACTGTCTTACTATCGTCGGGCTTTCTCTTCCATTTCTCAGCGTCCAGACTATACCTTGTAGGCACGGCCAGCCAGTCAGGTTCGCAATCCGCAGCAAGTTTAATATCAAAGCCCTTATCGAACGAACAGTGTCCGTCACACTTCATTATGTATTTGCCTTTAGCTATTCGGGCGGCCTCGTTTATGGCTTCACGCATACCGTGTCTTGTGTGATGTATCAGAACAACGTGCGGGTCGTCCTTAATAGGTACTTTAGGCCAGTCACCATCAAGAACAGCTATAATCTCAATATCACCTTCGGCAGACTCTATCAGACCGTCTATGGTCGGCTGTAAGAACTGTTCATTGCACGAAGGTATAATTACCGATAGCATTAAGAACTCCCTAACTTGGTCGGGTCTCTCGATGTTCTAAATGCGGCAAGCCATGTATTGTAATCGAAAAGACCCTTAGTGTTCTGCTCCTGCCTGTCCATTGCCCTGACCTTTGACATTAAGCCTGGTTTCCTTGCAGTACCATAAAGTTCATCTTTGAGAAGGACGTACATTTCCTTGTCCTGCGTAATTGGCATACATAACTTAACGGCAAGTGATAGGACAAGGACTTCGATGAAAAGCGGGTCGAATGATGCAACGGTCTCTACTTTTTTGGTATAGACATAATCTACCGAAGTCTCTCTGGTGTAATACTTAGTCCCTTCGATTATAAAGGAATACACGGAACGGTGAGCATCATTGTCATCGTAAGTGTACCTGCTCGCCAAAAAGTCGGCCGGCAAAGACCACATAAAGTCCCACTCATTAACAGGAGTATAATCAACCGCTGTGAGCGTAGTCCAATAAGTAGCTTCAACAACGCCGGTTCCAGGCTCATCGTCCAAGTCGCCGGAAGTATGAGCAAGCAGACATTTATACCAGACAGAATCATTCGATACGTACTGGTCGGTTGTGTAAGCCGTAGCCGTCACCCAAGACGAAGCAAGCCTTATCCTTGCCCCTGCGAACCGCCACCAGTAAGACCTTAACAGAGCATCTCTGGTCTGTTCGTAATGAAGGTTACACTTAACGGCTGTAGGGTCGGTATCGGCTGTAATCAGAGCGACCGTTACTGTCTTATGGCCTATTCTGCCCAAGGCCATATTACACAAATCCGTCTTCGTTGTAGGCGAAGCCATAATATCTCCTTATGCCGGTGAATCAATGTATTCGATGTAAAGATGATACAGAACATCACTATCAGAATCGACATACATAGCAGTATTGGCTGTCAGAGAAATACCCCATTTGAAGTCCTTGCTGTAAATTATACCAGCAGCCTCTAACTGTACCGGCCCAAACAATGTAGTCGTAGCGCCATCGAGAATCGAAATTGACTGTGCGGTAAGTGTACCCACTGTAATATGTGTGAGTATTAACTTTCGTCCATCACCAGGGGCAGCTACCAGTGACTCTGCAGTTGCAGAGTTGTTATCTGATACATTAAGAAAGTGACGTGTAGCCCCCAGCGGCAGGTCTTGTGATAAGTTTCTTAGTACACCTGTATTTGATGCTGCTAAAGCCATAATTTATTCTCCTTATGCTCCGTATTTAGCTTTTTTGAAGTGACCTTCGGGATAATCCGCTTGGTCGCAGGTCGCCCTGGTTCTGTAAGCGCTAATAGCACCAGGCCATTCGACACTACTCCATTCAGAACCGAGAAGTAGATTAGCATCGGGAGTAGCATCGGTAATCTCCGTACTGTTTTCCCTTGCAAATCCTTCTGCCATTGCGTCCAAATCATCTTCATTCATCGAATCTACTGTTTTGAAACGATTGTTCTTGATGTAATGAACAAATGCCCAAAAAATATCATTTGTCGTTGCCGTTCCCATAATTTATTCTCCTATTAGTTTGCCGTTTTCGTCTCTCGGCCATATATTAAGTTTCTGTTCACCAAAAGGTACGGTGACCTGTATCTTTGTGGAATACGTAGGCTCACCGTACCTTGTGGTATATCCTGCTTTGGCATTTCTGCGCAAAACTTCCTCACGAACATTCTTCTCAGATTCAGTAACTGAAACAATGTCCATTTCAGCGTTTTTTGCTCGTTTAAGAATCTGCACGTGCAGCCTTTTCTCTTTCTTCGACTCGCCTTTGCTGATATTCTTCTGCTGATTCTGTTTTCTCTGGTTCTTTTTCTTCTGCCATAATAAATTCTCCTTAGTTAAGGGTTGGGGCCGGAAAGGAAAAAATGACCGACCCCTTCCCAGTTAAACTTAAATGCTAATCTGTAGCATTACCATTGGCATACAACCTGTTCCTGTTTGCGATGCATCTGTGACGAAACCTGCCCTCTGAAAACCGTTTTCAAGCGTAATTATGTTTGAGCCGTTTACAGAACCGTCTCCAACAAAAACACACTCTCTGTTATCAGCAGTAGAAGCAATATCAGCATCAGCACCACCTGGTACGCACCAGCACAATCCCCAAGTCTGAATCCAGAGATTGTAACCTGTAGTAACATAAATGTTTGGCACGCCCATAACAGAGGCAACCTGGTTGTTTTTCTTTGCGAGATAACCGTAAGCATTTAACGGCAATTCCATAAAGCCTGTTGTGTGTTGAATGGCGAATGGGTAATCTACATAAACCATTATTGTCCCACCACCAGCAACAACTGGCTCGTTACCAACCACTGTCCTTGTTTCAGTAGTGGCTGCCGCTCCGTGCCCGACAACAAGTTGCGCACCTGCAAGCTCATCTTTGGCTATAGCGCCAGCGCCGTAACCTTCGGCAGCAGCTATAGTAACCAAAACCGCCCTGTCACCTATTTCAATAGTCAGGGTGTGGTTTGAGTTAATTAATTCTGCCACAGTTACCGTAGCAGCATTAACTGCGCCATAACCAGCGTACAAAGTATCTTTGGAACGGGAATATCTAAATACTTTTCCATCCCAAGTAATACCACGAGTGCCCCAGACATATCTCTGGGTTGTCTCAGCTGTGTAGTAAGCAAGTTGACGTTCATGGACTCCAGAGGAAGAAGTGTAATCGTGCGGGCCTCCACCCCAAGTAATAGGCTGATGAGGTAATGTAAATACTGAACTCATTTTAATTCTCCTTTAATTAGGGCGTTTCAAGGTCGATTTCGACCACCGCCGGGCCTTCTACCCTGGTTGCACCGAGACTTTGTTCCACATAAATCTGCACGCTGTAACATTTCGTGGGAAGCTCATCAATTCGGACTGTCGGCTCCTCGGCAATTGAAAGCACGATAGCATCTTGCGCAAATGCGTAGCATACGGTACATCCTGCATCTTCGGTATCCGCAGGAAGTTCTGTATGCTTGATGAACTTGAATCCCATAAATGTATCTATCTGGCCTTGAGCCAGCGCTCTTACAGTGTTATAGTCCGCACTCTTAACTTCAGTGGTGTTGAGTAATTGGTTGATGTTATAAGGGTTGCAGAGGAAATAACGCTGCCTTCTATCGTTGATATGCGCATCATCAAGAAGTTGTTTGCAAGTCAAAAGTTTGGCGATAGTCAACGCCGTTTCTGTAACGGCGCTATGGTTACTACCGGCAGCAGCAATCGTGCCATCACCATCTACGAGACGACATTCGCCTACGTCATAGTTATTGACCGTAGTACCCCCTGTATGGCCGCTGTAAGCGGCTCCACCGAGGGCTGCGATGATAACATCGTCTATCTGGCGATTGGCAGCCGCAACTGCGTTTCGGACATAAACCGATTGAGGGTCGATAAGCATTTTGAGCTTATCGGTACTATCAATCAGGTCAGCCCAGTTGTAGTCGGCTACCGACAACTTGCGTCTTGAGTGCGGTGTGTCAATCTGCGGGGTGTTCCCGTGTCGAACATTCTTCGGCTGCATCGACGTAGCACCGATTCGCTCGACATACATTGTGTCGCCAGTCATGTCCTCCATTCTGCAACATCCCCGGAGAAGTGCTGTTTCTTCCTGGGATAAGAGCAGAATGTTGTCCTTGTACTGGTCAACAAATGCTACTGGTATTTGAACACTCATTAGAAAACCTCTTTAATTGTCGTTTCAAACTACTGCGGAATGGTTGTCCGACAATCGGGCCTATCCTACCTAACGCTGGTAAGCGGGCGGATTACCGCCGTTTTTGGGCCTCGTAAAAGGTTGTCCAATGAATTACACCAATAGGGCGTTATTGCTTATCTATTAGTGCTTTGTCTTAATTCCTCTCGTAATTTCATTATTTTATCAATCAAGGGTTGTCGTACCCTTTTATCTTTATGTGTATATTTCGGGTCTGCCATAATTTTCGTTATCTGCTCCTGTATATCGCCAGGCGTAGCAATCTTGGAAGATACAATATCGCCGTGCTCGGCGAACTTGCTGCCGATATTGGATAGTATTCTTGATGTATCAACTAAATCACCAATCACGCCCCCATCTTTTAATGGTGTCTGTAACCATCTATCCCTGAGTTCATTGTCACCATTTGTTCCTTTTTCAATAGCATAATTGCCCATATGCCTTCTTTGCTCATAAGCATTGCCTTCTTCTTGCATTAACTTATTTTTGGATTCTTGACGAAAAGAGACAATCGCATCGACTTGAGCTTTCATTGCAGTCAAAACATTTGCATTATTGAACTCCATTAGCGCAGCAACTTGTTTCTGGTTCAAACCTATCTTGTGAAACAAATCCTGTGCAGCAAGAGCAAGGTCGGCGTTCCAATGTTCCTCTGGGAAATCTTCCGGTCTGGTTATATTATAATCCACAGCCGCAGGCGGACGGCCACCGGCAGTATGCCACGCATCCCATTCTTCATCACTTGTGGCATCGTTGGGAATTGCAATTTTGTCCAAAGGCACTTGCTTGCGAATATGAACATAGCTTTTGGCAAGAGTTTCTGGCTCCTTGAAATTTGGCAAAGTCTTATCGCCGTGCAAGGATTCGTCTTTAAGCAATTTGTGCCAATCCTTTACGAAATTGCCATCTTTTCCTACCAATGAAACAGAAGCCGTCTCTGCTGTTGCCGTTGCCGTTTCTGTCGCTGTTGCCTCGGTTGATGTTTCTTCAGGCATCATTTATCCTTTCAGTATTTTTATGGCCTCTTTTATAAGAGTATTCTTGCTAACAGGTGCTGTGCCACTAACAGCCTCCTGCAACTTCACTATTGCTCTTTCTTCTTTAGTTAGTTCACGGCTTGCTTGTGCCTCAAATGGTGGTTCTTTGTCATTCATTTTTATCCTTTCGCTCAAAATGTTTCTTGTTTTCCGGGTCATTCAGGTAAGGGTCGGCTATGAAAATTGGCAGTTCATAAACAAACGCTTCAGTATTAACAAATATACCTTTCGAGCGACATTTCGGGCATACGAGTATTTTGCCGTCCTCTACCGCAGGAACCACAAATCTTTCTTTGCAGTCCTGGCATTTGTATTTCTTCGCCTCTGGATGATTCTTAAAAAATATAGCCTTTTCCTCAGAAGATTCGCAAAAATACTTCTTGCCGTCCATATTGATTTGAATGACCTCTTTATTCAATACCTTTGACGGCGCTTCTGACCCTTGTTTTGCTATAATCTGCAATAACTGTATTTGAGTTTTTAACGCATCCATTTCCTCCTTATGCTTTTGCTCGATTTCTCTTATTCTTCTTGCGTTAATATCCTCGTTAGTCAGTTCTTCTTTAGCCATCTTTTTCCCTTTCAATATTTATTGCTTTTTTTTGTTTGACCTCGTATGGGTCTTTGTTCAACTTAGCATATATGTAAATAATCATGTCTCTTTGTCTTGAAGCAGATACAACCTTATGCGTATCAATATTACCATTATTATCCAAATACATCGGATGGGTTTTATATAATGGGACATGAGTCACATCAAACTTAATCTGAGCCATCAAATCGCGCAAAACTCTTTTGCCTGCCTCTGTGCCGAAGGTCTGTTGATAGTCGATGATTGTCTGTTTTTCGTCTCTGTCGATTTTCATTTATGTTTCGGTTTTCTACCTGTCTTTAACGATTGCCCCGTCTTGGATTGGGCTATTCTCGCAGCCTTACCCTTACTCATTCCCGTTGATACTAATTTTGTATAGACTTTGTGTACTTTGCTTCCTTTAGGCATTTGTGGCCTCCATAACTTTCCCCGCCGGACTGCCTTCTTCCGGCGCACCTGTGGTCTGTCCATAAGCCTGAGCAGCGACCTGAGCAGCTTCAAGCGCCTGTTGTTTCTGAAGTTCGGCCTGACGTGCTTTCCTGATAGCGTCCCTGTCGTCTGTTGACTTTATATCTTCAGCTCTCATACCTAACTGACGGCATAGATTCCTGTATCCTTCATCAACGTTGATATTATCCATTATTTCTGGAATTTGTTCTTTCATCTGAAGACCTATCGCAACGCCTTTCTGGTAGGCTGCGGCCTGTCCTGAACTAAGAGCATTTGCCATTAAACCTAAATACTCAATCTCTACAGTCTCAAGACCAAGCGGTGGTCTGGGTATCTCACCATTCTCTATCTCAAGCATCAATGTCCTTTTAAGTAGAGGCTCATAATGCTCCGTTTGTAATCTACCGACTGGTTGACCTACCCGTCTTAGTCCTTCGAGTGTTCTTTCACGTATCTCTACCGTAGTCCTTCTGTCGCCTTTAAGACCTGTAATTGGATTAAAGACGTTCTTATAAAAAGCAGTATGAACTTCTTCTCGTTCAGCCTCAACTTCTTCTTTAGTAGCTTGTAGATTGCCTTGAACACCTTTTATTGGAGCTATCGAATTTAATTCCTGAACACGATTGATAGCTCCTGCGAATACTTTAACCTCACCCTCAAAACTTTCGAGAACTTCAAGGGCTGGATTATTATGTTTATTGCCGCATTCTACCTTGTCACACCTCATCTTCTGTAAGACCCTGACCTGTGGAAGTATCTGTGTTCCTATGCCCCTGCCCATAATTTCGCCTGTAGTCACCATCCATCTTGCAGGATGATATGGAAAATCAGGAAATCCACCTTCGTCAATCAAATGCTTGTGTTCTACTTCGATATAGACAGACTCCCAAGGCATATTCATCGGGTCTTCCGAATATCGTGGGTTCCTTTTTTCTCTCGGTTTGACTACGTGCAGTATCTGGAATATATCCTCTTGTTTCTTGGAGTCTGCGTTAGCCTCCAATATCTTCTTGCCTGCCTTATCACCCCATTGCTGAACAGCCTGCCTTGCGGTGAAGGGGAATTTTATCATCATAGTATCTACAATGCCCTCATTGTTCAGGAGCATTATGTAGAGCGCTATATCGTAGTCCTTGAAATTCAGACCACCAGCCTTTACAGACCATTCGGAATAGGTATTTCCCGTCCCGAAACAGATAAGAGAGCGCATAAACTCGCTCTCCTGCGACATGAAATTGGAAGCGAATAAAGACCTGTGATGCTTATCGGTAGCCCTCGCACACCAATCTTCGTATTCATCCGATTGTCCGCCGATATTGTCTTTAGATACATTCCACTGAAAGAAATGTTCTCCAGCGGGAATAATCGCAGACAACAGGCCATCAGCCATTTCCTTTGAATCGGTAATAGCAGTAGTATCATAAACCTTTTTGGTCTGTTCCGTGCCTCTGTACTTGGTAGTGGATATGTTGCTTTCACGAGGAAACATTAAATCGGCGGTCTCCTGCCAGAGATTGCGGAAGTTGCCGTTCTTGCCCCACTCGATTTCGTATGATTTTATGTACTGTTCTGCTGTTTTATCTGCCATTTTTTATCCCAATAAAGTTTTGCCCATACCTTCAGGCGCAAGCTCGCCGGTGATAATGGTCTCGGCACGACCCTTGCGTTTCTTGGGCTTGTCACCTTCACCCTTCAACGCCTCGGTTACTACTTCCGGTGGCTCTTCGACTTCAGGCATTTGTATCGGTTCGGGTTTCTTGAAAAGTCCGCCCATTTAGTTTTCTCCTTCTGGCCCGCCTGATTCGGATTCAGGCAAGATATAAGACGCCTGCTTAACACGAAAACTCACAACGTCCAAAACGCCGCAAACTTCTTCGGTGGTCAGTCCTTTGTTAATGTACTCATTCACAATATCAGTTATCTCTTTTGATAAATTGTTCATTTTTTAACCTTTCATACTCTTGCATAATCGTTGTTGGCTACCGTCTGGCGGGGTTTTCTGTTTCTTCCATGTTTTGTCACTATGCCCGATTTGTTTCCAGCCAGAAGTAAATAATTCAAGCAATGACGGAAGTGGTCTGGGTCATTTGTTTTGCGATAACGATAGACCATTTGTTTTGTTTTCTTGTTCAACTCCTCTACCTTAAACGGAGAACATAACTGTCTGGCAAATTCGATTATCTCAGGACTCCTGCGAGGAAGAACTAAATTGCCAGGCGTTATTACCAACCTATGAGAAGTATCCATAATCTCTGTTCGACATACGCTTACCATCTTCGTGTTCGGATTAAATATCGAACCAAGAGGGGTAGTTTCCTTGTACTCACATAACCATACTTTGAAATTTACCTTCTTTTGGAAATGTCTCGCCATATCTTCGTATGGCCGAATATCGACTACGCCGACCTTAACATTAAACCTTTTACAAATGTCCTCTATCTCATTCCAACTATCCATCCCCTCGCCCCTGATTATAGCGAGCTTGTAGATTTCAAAACTTTCCGAGCCTGTGCGTGCGCCTATAATCAGATGTTTGCCCTTCATACAATCCAAACCCATCAAACAAGGACCGGGATGGGAGTTGAGAGGATAGTTACTTTCACCACAACAACTCAGAACATCTTCTTTTCTTAACTTGTCCTCCGCAGAGATATGAGGCCAACCTAATCTTAATCGGACAATCGAGCTTAAATTATCTTCTGGTGGGTCTCTGTACTCTGAAAGTATTTCGGCAGGGTCGTTTCTTACGCTTGTTAATTGAGATAATTGATAACCGTGCATATAAGCAGATTTTTGGGGATAAGCAGGAACCCATTCGCCGGGATAGTTAGGAATCTCTTTTCCACATTTCAGACAAGTAATATAACCAGAACCATCCTTGCGCAATCTCACGCATTTTTCAGGGTCTTCCATAAAGAAGAGTTCGGCACAAGTCGTATGTTTGCCACAAGCCTCACAAAACCTGAACCATTGTCTCTGGTCGGATTTGGCAAAGAAAGTGTCTATACCAAAATTGGGTGTGGTCGGATTAGAAATGAAACACTCTTCCGATAATTCAGAATCCCGCAACCTTCCTCTGGCCTTGCCGACAACAGTAAATTTATCGTCGGTATCCGCCATTAAATCTAATTCATCAAAAACAATCCTATCAAGAGGAATGGATGATGTCTTGGACGATACGGCCTGCTCATCTATTTTACGAGGCATCCTCGCTCCTCGTAACCATAAGAAGGCATCACCTATTTTCTTTAATGATGCGGTATCAGTACCCTTTCTGCCGGTATCCTTAACAAATTTTCCAATAGCATTACGATTAGACTGTATCAATGGATTGAATCGGGACTTGCCAAATTCCTGAACATCATCGTTAGTTGGAAAATAATAACCAATACCTCTCGGATAACGACCGTGTATCAAACCGTGAAGTGACCTCAAAACCTCCATTTCAGTAAAACCAAGTTGTGTGGCTTTCATATAACATATTCTCTTGGCTTCAGAACTAAGAGGCTCCCTTTGGTATTCGCGAGTATTCCATGAAAAAACCCCGCTCTGGAGTTTGATTTCATTTAGTACAGCCCAGTATCCGGCGTCTTCTCTTGCTATTTCTTCAGGAGTTACATCCATCAGTTACTCTCTCGGCTATCAGGTTATTCAAGTCAGCAATACGCCGCTCAATCTTCTCTATGACCGGAAATGTCCAGTTCTCCGACTTCATATATTCAATGAGTTCCAGACGTTCCTTGACGGCCTCGTTAATAGTCAAGTCCGTTCTACCGCTAATTTCACGTTCTACTGTCATTTATTGCCTTTCTGCGCAACAAAAAACGGCGGTGTAAGAGGTGTAGGCTCCTACACAGCCGTATCTGTTGCAAAAATCAGTTTTTTAAGTTAAATTATTAGTCCCTACGCTTCATTCTTCGTCCATCCTATTCTCCTGTGGCTTGGATTCTTTTTGGTCAAGATATTGCATTCTGGCATTGTCAGCAATCATAGTCAAATGCTGTAAAACATAAGCCATCGCTGCATTGCCCTTTGTATCTTGTTCTCGTTGTAACTCCCATAAGTGTATTTTCAAATGAGTTAGCTTTTCCTCAACAGTTTCTAATGAATAATTCATTCTTCGTCCGTCCTACGGCCTATCTGGGACTCCTATCGGTACTATTGCTAACATTGTATCCTATATTGTTCTTGATATTCCATAGTTTTTATAAAATAGCTTTACCAGCCAACTAAAACTGCATCTACCTCACATTGACATTTATTACATTTGAAAGTCTTTGGCCTTAACTCGCCCATCGGAACAGACATATACTGACTACGATTACAATTCGTACACTCACAACGAATCTCATAATGAGTCGGAGGAAATAATACATTCTTAATTCTCAATATCTCGGACTGTAAATCATTAATACTGTTTCCGTGTTGAATAACCTGCTTTTTTAACTCCTTGTTCATTTTTTCCCTTTCGTTTCAATATATGTTCTTGACATCCGTTATTTTTATAATAAATATATAAGGTCGCCCCCGTCCCGGCTTCCCTATGTGTGGCACTATGCGAAAGTGAAGCGCCAGCTATATAAAAAATCTGGGGCATTACGCCTTGCCACGCCCATTCCATTGCTTTTACAAGAATTTGGAATTAGCCAAAACAAAAGCCCGTAAATTAAATGAGGTGTTAGCCCATAAAAATGGGGTTTTGACCTTAATTTTATCTTGACATTCTCGATTCTCCATAAAATATGTCAACTTGATTCTGGATAAATAAAAGCGTTCACACCAATAAAAACAAGGCCAATTCCTTTCATCTCAAATTGTTTGTTTCCGTGACTGCTTGCAACTACTTTTGTCTTGCCAGTTGTTGATACCGCAAGTGGATTATTGACCGGTAATTCAATAATCAGTTTTTCGTTTTCAATTTTTGCTTTCATACTTTTTTCCTTTCATTCCATAAAATTATCTTGACATTCCATAAATACTATAAATATGTCGAGGCATACTATGATTTAGTCAGCCCCGGCCCCCTTGGGGGTTTAGGTACTTTAGGAACAGGCCGGGCCTCAACTTTTAAGCCTTGACACACAAGCCGGCTAAACCTGTGCTGCTCGATATTGTTCTGTACCTGTTCCCTTGTTAGGTAGTCAACCTGGGCACGTCTTAACTGTACTGTTCTATCTGCCTTAGCCTTGCCCATCTATACATCTCCTTGTAGTCTCGCACATGGGCACGTAGTCAGCATCACCTGGCTTGGAGACTCTTTGGTTGGGCGTGCCTGGAGGCACAGTGGCCAACAGCCTTGTGAATTCAGCATCAGATATACTTGGATACTTGGGTATTACTCGCTTTGTGTCAATAATACCCTGACCAGTAATACCTTCAGTAATACCCTTGGCCTTAAACTTGGCCTGTGCCTTCCTATTAGCTTCTCGCTGCTTGTCCTTGTCTTTATACATTAGCTATCCTTATAAATACCCTCGATTTAAGCCCAATAATGCGGGTACACTGTCAAGATAACGGCCATAAAGCCTGTTATTATACTCATTTATGTAATAATGTGTAGAATACATTAGCCTGCCTCCAGCCTTATTATGTGCTGTTCCTTGATTGTGTCCTCATTTAAGAGCTTTGCAATCCGTTTAACCTCCTTACGCTTGGTCTCGTCCAATTTAGTCTGCTCTGTGCGTTGTGCGTTGTCTAAAGCATAATAACCCACATTCTTAGCCTTGTTCTCAACGCATCTTATAGCATTAGTGTTATCATTTCTGGCTACGCAAGCCCCATATCTTTCCATAAATAGCTTATCACAGAGCTTTCTACTGCCGCTCATCCATTCTTTTATATCATTAACAGCGTCATCAATGGCCTCTTTAATGCCTGTAATTGCCTGTATGTACTTACCAGAGTTCTTCCTTGCATATCCAGGCTTATATCCAGCTTTAAGCATTGATTGTTCGCAGTTGCCCTTTGTATCTCCTTCTGTGTAGTATGTAACGAATAGTTGTTGTTTAAGGTTCATTCACAAGCCTTCCTAAGCTCGTTTAATAGGGCTGATTCTACCCTTATACAACCTACAATTTGTTTGATTATCTCAAGGTTTGAGCTCTTAACTACACATTCTGGGCAAGGTACGCCGTAAGGGTCTCCATAAATTTGCTTGGTATCACCACACATTTGACATTCACATTCATTATCTTCCTTAGCGGCACATCCTGTATTTATGGGCTGTTCAGGGCGTTTTATTGGGTCATCACAATTGCAATAATACTGCCATTCACCCGATGGCCTCACCACACGCCCGGCTCCGCAATATTGACATTTATCATATTTTGGCTGTTCAGGTGCTTTATATTCCAGCGTTTCAAGCTCTT